TTTCAAGCGTATCTCTAAGTGAGGTCAACATGGAACAAAAACCTAAACCAAGGGGAACCGATGAAACGCTCTCGGATCTTTCTCGCGCTGGTCGTATCGCTTATGCTTTGCGGCCTGATCGCCGTCGTCTCTTGCGGCGAGAAATCGACGTCTCCGACTTCGTCGCCGGACCTTACGGTCCGACCTTACGACGTCGATGGGATCAGAGTCAACGGGACCGAGGCGAACGCTGAAACCGGGGAGCCGGGACGGACGTTCTTCTTTGTCTCGAAATTTGGCGACGCAATCCACAACGGCCCGAGTCCGGACGGGAACTATTGGACTCGGCAGAACGCCAAAGACGCGAAGACTCTCTTCGACTCCGAGATAGACAAGCGCTAAGGATCAAAACGTCTGCCGAACGCGCGGCGTCCTGGGGCAAACCTGGGGCGCCGCTCTCTTTTGATCGTCTGGACCGCAAGAAAGTGATTAACCGGGGCGCTTTTTCGTTATCGTGCGGCCTCTAATCTGTTGCGACCCCCCCCGCTCGCGCCGTATTTCAATCGGGGGTCATCTTGTGGGACGACGCAGAAAGCGCAACGGAGAGCCGGTCCTCGACTCGGACGAGATCGACCTTGCCATCTTCCAGTCGATCCAGGAGTTTCCGGCGCTTCCACTTAGGGCGAGAGCGAAGCTCCTCGAACAGAGGGGAATCAAGCTCGATGCCTCGAATATCTGCCGACGGATCAATCGCTTACCCGAAACCGAACAAGTCAAGATGGCTCGGAAGGCGTTCGTTACGTTACTCGGAGTGGCCTTCCAGAAGTACGCCGAACAGATCAAGGCCGGCAATTACCAGGCAATGCGAGACGTCGCCTTCGGAACGGGAACGCTATCGTTTACGCAGAATGTCAAGACCGGAGATCTCCCGCCGGACGAGGAAGGACTGATCGACGAACTCGATCGATACGATACTAAGCGTCTCCGAAAGCTCGGAGCCAAGCTTAGGGAACGAGCTTCCGGTCGCGGAGATAGTCGACGAGCTGATAGCGAAGCGATTCAATCCGACGCTGGCGTGGTACCTGGCGACGGAACACCACCGAACGCATAGAGGCGAGTCGCTCGACTTCTCTCGCCATCGCTATCAGGTCGCGATCCTTCAAGACGATTCTCAATGCATTGCCGTTCGGAAGTCAACACAATGCGGACTTTCTGAACTGGCTCTAATCTGGGCGATCGCTTGTCTCAATCAGGGATACAACGTCCTTTACGTCTTCCCGAATGATAACGTTCGCAATCAGTTCGCGACGGAGCGCATTCAGCCGACACTACACTTGACCGAGTGGTATTCCCAGATGGTTGAGGACGCTCAGATTCGTGTCGGCTCAGGCAAGGCGGCGGAAGCCGTCGTCATGAAACAGATCGGACCGGCGACCGTGTCGCTCATCGGATCGAACTCACGGAATGGATTCAAGAGCTTTGTTGGCGACGCCGCGATCGTCGAAGAGGTCGACGAATGTCGTCAAGAGAACTTGCCGATGATCGAGGACCGTTTCGGCGCGTCTGACTTCCGGAAGACTTGGAAGATCGGGAATCCGACGGTCGAGGACTTCGGGATCGATCGGCTATTCAAAGAAGGAGATCAAAAGCGCTGGTTCATAACGTGCGATCATTGCGGCAAGCGTCAGTCTCTCGACTGGTTTACTAACGTCGTCCGAGAAGTTCGCGAGGGCGTCTTCGAATCGCGATCGCCTGACGGTTACGGCGTCGTCTGTTCGAAGTGCTCAAAGCCGCTTGATCGGCTCGGTCCGGGCGAATGGATCGCAATGTATCCAGGTCGGACGACGTCGTCCTATACGGTCTCTAAGCTCCACTCTGGCACGGTTCCCATGCGCGAGATTGGCAAGCGATTCGAGACTGGTCTGTCAGATCTTGGGGCGCAACAGGTTTTCTATAACGCCGATCTTGGTCTCCCCTTCACACCGAAGGGCGCGAAGCTAACCGAAGAAGTTCTGAAGCGATGCGTCCGAGAGTTCCCGCGGCAGTCGACCGGCGAGAACACGGCCGCCGGCGTCGACGTCGGAACGCTTCTCCATACGACTGTCATCGATAAGGACGGCCAGGTTATCGCGATCGAGTCCTTCCGAACCTTTGAGGAACTGGCCGTCTTAATGGACGCCTACGGAGCGACGGTCGTCATCGATGGCCGACCGGAAGCGCGCAAGGCGCGAGAGTTCGCCGACAAGTATCCGGGTCGCGTCTGGATATGCGACCAGTACAAGACGGTCGCGAAGGCGGAGAACTGGAAGCTTGACAACGATCATCGAACGGTATCGATCGATCGGACTGCCTCGATGGATGGATCACACGCGAAGCTCTTGCGCCAGGCGGTCACGTTCCCACGCGATGCAGAGTCGATCGAGGATCAGACCGGCTCGACGTTCTTCTCTCAGATGATGGCCCCGACGCGTGTCTGGGACGCGACTCGCGGCGTTCACATATGGACAAAGGGCGTCGATCACTGGCGCCATGCTTATAACCTGGCGACAGTCGCGCGAGAGATCCGACAACGGTTCGGCGCGTCGTTCGCGATATCCGTCGGGAAGGCGCTCCAGATATGAGCCGACGAAGCAAGAGACAGCACAAGCGAGGCACGAAGCCGCTCGCGGCCCAACGGACGGAATCGAATCCTTACGCCTGGATGCTAACCGGCTTGGATGACTCGAAGAAACGCGGAACCGATCAGCGGCACTCACGCCAGGACTTCAACGCTCAACAGATTGATACCGAGCGCCGTCGAGATCCGATCTTCTTTCGCGCCGTCGACTATTATGACAAGCTCCCACTCGGGACCGGGCTCAAATTAGAGTCCGAGAATGCGACTGTCCTTCAAGCCGCTAAGCGTTTCTGGAGGGGGAACGATCTCGACAGTCTTCAGCACCAGATCGCAATCGAACTCGCGACGACGGCGAACGTCTTTGCCTGGATACCGGCTGGTGACAAGCCGGCCGCGGCGGATATTATGAGGTTTACTCCATCAATCGAACTGATTCCCACCGGTCAGATTAACCGGATCGCGACGAAGAACGGGCGCGCCTGGTATTATCGGCGTTCCTGGGAAGATCAGGAATACCCGGACCCGGATTTCGATATCCGAAAAGGACAAACGGGCTTGGTCGGTCTGCCCGTTTGGAGACAGCAAGATATCTCGGCCGGAGAGATGATCCATGTAGCGATCAACCGGAGCGCTCACGAACTCCGCGGCGTCTCGATGCTTCAACCGGCGCTTTACTGGTCAAAGCTATACGCGCGATCGCTCAAGATGGTGTACGTTCACTCGGTCGCGAAAGCCTGGCTCGCGCTTCATATCAAAGTATCGGGAATGTCTTCCGGCGATCCTCAGCTAAAGGCGTTGAAGGATGAGATCGAGGCGGGCCTGATCCTGCAGACCGATCCGAGCGGCGAACAATACAAGGCTCTCGGGGTCGGCCAGGCGACGATAACCGGAGAAGACGTCGAGATGAACGTCCTTAGTTCGAAGGTCGGCGCCGACTCCGACGACGGAGAGAAGCGACGCCTTCTTCTTATGGCGGCGACGGCGGCTGGATTGCCAGAGTGCTTCCTCTCAGACGGCGATTATTCAAACCTGGCAAGTGCATCAACTCAATCGAATCCGTTCTTCCGCTTAATGCAGTCTCACCAAGCGACGCTAATCCAAGTCTTCGAGCGGATCTTCCGGCTCGCGTTCGATCGCTATTTCGCGGCCGGATGGTTTATCAACGTTCCACTCGGCGACGGGATGACTCACGTCTCGGATCTCCTGAAGATCACGGCTCCGGATATCTTGGCGCCGGATATTGTCGAGTTGGCTCCGGCGATCACTCAGTTGACCGCGGGTAAGGTTATGAGTCTTCAGACGGCCGCTTCGAAGCTCGGTCTCGATTGGGAAGAAGAGAAACGCCAGATGGAAGCCGAGAAACAAGCCGGACTCGTCGCCCCGGCTCCGATGGCTCCTGGCGGATTCCCCGGCTTACCGGCGCTTCCGTTCTCAGCCGCGGCCGGTGGGAACGGCGAGACCCGGATCGAAACCGACGACCTGGCCGACAAGATGAAGGAGCGATCGCGGAAGGCTGTCGTCCAGTTCCGTAACGCGATGGACGAGCTAGGGCAAACGAGTCGCGACAAGACCCGCGCGATGGAGCTCTATCTCGCGTTCGTCAAGGAGCTGAAGTCGATCCTCAAAGGTTCGATTGACAAAGGCGAGAAGCTCGGCAAGATCCAGGCCGCGCCGGAAGCGGCGAAGATCCCAGCCGAAGAGGAAGGAGTTCTCACATAATGCCGAATCCGGTCGTCGATAAGTTCGTTCTCTCGATCGATGCGTACTTCGAGTCGAACGCTCAGAGGATCGCGAACGATCTGCTTCGGGACTCGATCGAGTCATGGACATACGACGACGTCGAGATCTCGCGTGAAGTCATCGAGGACGCGGCCGACAACGCGCAATACCGAATGGATCTCGCGACGGACTCCGCATCATGGCAGGGATACCAGATCGGGCGCCTCGACGCTTTCACGGAAGGACGTCCGGACCAGCTCATCAATTGGGAACTCGATCCAGGAGCGGAGCATTGCGACACTTGTTTGCAGTACGCGGCGAATTCGCCATATCCGGCGAACGCGCTTCCAGGAATACCAGGCCAGGCGCCGACGCTTTGTAACGGCTCCTGTCGTTGTTCACTTGTGCCGGTCGGCACGTAACGAAGGAGAAGTAACGCAATGAAAACACTCTTTAAGGCTCTCGCCTTCATCGGCCTGGTCGGACTCGCCTTCGGCTCGTTCGCTCAGGACGTGGCGTCTCAGTCGGCGGCAGGGATCACCATCCCGCAGAACTACCAGGTCTATGTCAAAGACCCCGTTGTGTATGCGGAATCCCTGTATACGACGGCCCCGGATACCGTGTTCCATCTGACTCATGGCGACGTCGACACTTCGATCACCTACGATGCCTACCTGTGGGACAAGGTCTCCATCGAGTGTTACACTGATATCAATTGCGACACGTGTGCGGCGGCCACGAGGGATTCCAGCAAAGTCTCATTTTATCTCTGGGGCGCGAATTACGATGGCACGCAATGGACGCTCGTGGATTCGACGGTCTTTCCAGACACGACTCTCGCGATAACGGCAAGCGAGGCGAACATCATGCGCTTGGGGTTCGCCGTGACATGGCCGGGATACAAATATGCGAAGCTCGGTTGTCGCGGTCTGGAGATCCAGACAGGAGACGCCGCCGTTCACGAGAAGCTCGCTGGGATGAGACTCACCTTCAAGGGCGTCAAGTAGCTGAGGGGCGGCATGGAACACCCGACGAAGACCAGACACCGAATCACGGCGACGGCCGCGGCGACTTTGCCGGTCCGGACGCAAGAGAAGATCGCGCGCGATCAGTTCAAGTTGAACGCCGCCGAGATGGGCGATCCTCGACTTTCGAGGATCTATCTTTCAGATATGTGCGAGGTTCCCGACTCGGTGAAGAACTATCCCAAATCGTGCCAGGCGGCGTATCTGGTGACATTCAATCGATGGGTCGCAAAGTCTGGTGACGTCGCCAAAGCAATGCGCGCGGGAATGAAGGCCGTTCGCAACAAGAGCGCTCAGCTAGCGCACAAGGCGAAGCTGGCGCACAATAGGAACGCTGGTCTCGCAACGTCCGACAGTGCTCGCGAACTAAAGGAGTTCACGTTAAACAAGATGACGCGCGACGCGCGCGTTCAGCTCGTTGTCCCGTAACCGAAGGAGCGAAAACCCGATGAACCGAAACCCGAAAACCCAGATCTCAGAACTCAGGCTTGAAGAGGCTCCGCCAGTCGCGCCGCCATCTCCAGCGGCTCCGGCCGCTCCCCCTGTTGCGCCGCCGGTCGAACCACCGCCCGAACCGACGACGATCATCCTTCCGCAGTTCGACGCGGCCGAATGTATCGACTCCGCAATGGAGTCCGGAGAAACAATGGGCACGATGGAACTCGGTGACGGCATTCAGGGGATCACTTGTAAGCGATCCGCCGAAGGACCGGCCGAAGTTCAGGCGCTCGCGTTCGATCCGTCGATGTTCGACGAAGAGACCGCGAAAGCCTGGGCGGAGTCGAATGCCTTCATCGCATGGTCGAAGCGCGTCGCCGTTCGTCAGATGGCGATGGAAATGCGGACTCCGCGCGTACACTCGGCGAAGTTCGAAGACATCATTCCAGGTGCCCCGGTCGATCCGGAAACGCCCCGCGTCGCGGAAGGGATGGAGACGTTCCGTCGCGAGGTTCTCAAGGCGATCGATGAACGTGGCTGGAGTTACTTCGTAACGATGGAACCAGAGTATGACTTCATCGTCGAGGAACTCTGGTCCGATCGCGCGCTCGTCATCGACACAATGTCGGGCACTTACTTCTCGATTCTCGTTGCAACAAACGAAGACGGGACCGTAACGCTCGGAGATCCGACTCCGGCCGACATAACCGTATCGATCAAAGAAGGCGAGGCCGAGAACGTACCGGTCGCGGCGCAAGCGAAGACTCCGGTCGCCGGAGAGATCGTCGCGCTCAGGCGTACCGGAACGCTGGCGCTCGTTCAGAAGATCGACAATCTCCCGAAGGGATCGACGCCGCTCTATCGCGTTCTCCTCACTTCGGGCGGCTGGACAAAGGACAATCGCTTCCTGGCCGATGAAGCGCTTCGCGAGGCTGTCGCGCTCGGAAAGTTCGACGGCGCGAAATGCTTCTACGGTCATCCGGAAGAAGGCTCCGGCGGCAAGAGATCGAGGCTCGCCGTCGGTGTTGTCAAGCCTGGGTCCGTAATCCTCGAAGACAATCGGGCCGGCCACGTTGACGTCTGGGGCGATATCGCCATCATGCGATCGACCGGGGCCGAGATTCGGGAACTCCTGGATCACAGCCTGGAGATAGGCGTTCCGCTTCTGGGAACGTCGGTATACTGTCGCGAGACGGAGAATCACTTCGGCGAGATCGAGGGTCGTCAGGCTCAGATCTTTACGCGGCTGATCTCCGAGAAGGTTAACGTCGATTTCGTCGACGATGCCGCCTTCCCTCGCGCCGGTGTTACCGCGAAGCTCGCCGCGGAACGCGCCGGAACACAAACGGAAGGACAATTGACAATGGAAGAGAGAGAACGCCTTCAGAAGCTCGAAGCCGAAAACGCCGAGCTGAAGGCAGAGAAGAAGGCGGAGAAAGCTCGCTCCGATCGCCTCGCGCTCGTCGACACCGAACTTCAGTTGACCGGCTGGCCGAAGGAGTTCGTCGCGATCCAACGACCGATCCTCGCCGAGATCGAGAAGGGATCGACGCGGAAGGCCCATATCGCGACGATGACTCTCCTTCTTGGTTCGACCGATCCGAAGGTCGCCGGACGGCGGTTCGGTCCGACCGATCAGGGGTCGGGCGGCGGCTCGATCCTGAGTCCGAATCTTCGGACGGAGCTTGACGCGATCGCGAAGGCGCGCGGCTGGAAGGTGGACGCGATCGCGAACGCCGAGAAGACGGCGTTCGCATAGTCCGGAACGAATGATAGAGTCGAGGGAAACTGCGAACGGTAAGCTCAGAAAGGCTAAATCATGGCACTGTCAGCCGATGCACAGATCGAAGCGAAAGATCCGGGTAATGTCCGGGCCTTCGTTCTGACGGCATCAACTCAGATCTACAAGGGGGCTATGGTCTGTGTCAACCCATCAACGGGACTCGCCCTTGCCGGGGCAGACACAGCCAATTATCTCTTCTTGGGGATCGCAACGGAAAACGTCCTCAGCGCGGCGTCGGGAACATACCGGATCAAGGTCTATACGACCGGCGTCTTCCTCTTGCCATGCACTTCGCTCGACGTCACCGATCAGGGCAAGATCGCCGACCTGACCGACGATGAAGCCGTCGTCGACACGGCCACGAATAACGTACAGGTGGGCAAGATCATCGAGCGCGTTTCGGCAACATCGGTCTGGATCGACATTGCGGTTGGCGTGACCGGAATCGCGGCAAGCTAACCGAGCGTCAGGCTTTAACCTGGCAATGAAGGAAGAAGAGTATTATGGCAATAGTAGATCCAGATTTCCTCGCGGGCGCTCGGACGCTATTCAAAGCCGCCTTCGATGAAATCATGGGAGCCGCTCCGAATGTTTATCAGCAGTTCTCAACCGTCTTCCCGACTGAAGGGAAGTCGACGTTGACGTTCAACTGGCTAGGAGCACCGCCGATGATGAGGACTATCGTCGACACGCTCACTATCGGGAAGTCGTTCCCGCACGATTACACGATTACGATCGACGAGACCGGCGTCGGGATCGAGATCTCCGAGCAAGCGTACATGAGCAATCCGCTCGGAACAATCCTGAAGCACGTCGAGAACATGATGACCCAGGCGGCGAAGTATTACGACAAGGTCGCCATCGAAGGGCTGTCACTGGGCTTTACGGGCCTGGGATTCGACGGGGTCTCGTTCTTCAACGCCTCTCACACCATCGGAGACGGCGCCGCATATGACAACTTCGATACGCCAGCACTCGACAACTCCGGCACCAACTACCAGATATCCTGGCAGAAGGTGAATGCGGCAGAAGACGATGCGGGGGAACCGATGTCATTTGTCGCGGATACCCTCATCGTTCATTCGAACAATCGGCTTGTCGCCCGTCAGCTCTTGAACGCGCAGATCATTTCGACGACCTCGAATGTTCTCGTGGATGATTCGACGTTGATCGTGACCCCATGGGTCTCGACGGCGAGTCATTGGTTCTTGGGTACAGGTGGACAGCCGGTCAATCCAATCATCCTCGCGGAACAGATGGCGCCGCGCTTTGTGGCGAACGATGGTCTCGACTCTCCGAATGCGTTCCATCGGAACGCCTTCCAGTACAAAGTCGACGCCAAAGTCTCGCAAGGCTTCGGCGATCCGCGGACGATGGTAGGGAACAACGGAACGACCTAAGCGATAACGCGCGCGGGCGGTTATAGCGAGGCGCGCACAAAGGGACCGGCGTCGTGACCGTCGGCGCCGGTCCAATTGAAGGAGAGTCTTATATGATAGAACACGGCCCCATGTTACGGATTGACGCGGCCTGGATTCCTTGCGAGGTGTTGGAGGAGATCCCGCCCCAGCGTCCGATCGACGCCGGTTTCCTGGTAATCCGAACGGCCAAGCCGCCGGACGATATACCAGAGGGCGAACTGAAGGCTTGGCAGAAGTGGGGCGAGAAACGTCTTCGCGTTCCGGCCTATCAGGTTTATCAGTACACGGCGAGGAATGATGCGGTCAAACCGGCGATATACGGCGGGAAGCCGCTCGGCCAGAAGGACGCGCTCGCCGATGGATCGGAAGCGCCATTCAAGTCAAAGCGTCAGACCGATCAGGTTGTAGACCTGGACAAACCCGGCGCAACGCCGCCGGGTCCGAAGATGGGCGTCGGTCCCACGATCATCGAGACCGGCGACGGCGGAACGACTACGTCGAAGATTACCGGCGCCGACGGTCCAGAGGGCGATGAGAACGAAGAGCTTTAAGGGGTTCATTCGATGGCGGAAGATCTGACAAGTCTCAAAGACGTTGAGCGCCAGATTATGAGCGCCGGTCTTGGCCGGATATCGATCGGCGACACGGCTCCCGATCCAGGAACGAACGATTACGTTATTGAGCGGACAGCCGTCGAGGAGATCATCGCAACGGCTATCCGCGAGATAACCGGCCGTCTTGGTCGCTTCTATGTAACGCCGCTCACGCTGACAGACCCTCAGACGATCGGGCTTCTTCGCGGGATTGCGACGAAGGAAGCGGCTTATCAGGTTTGGCTTACAATCAATCCGGCGCTGACAATCGATGACCTTCCGGCCGCAGTTAAGGAATGGAAGAAGTCGGCCGAATCGCTCTTAGAGTCGATTGTCCCGAAGGGGAAGGCGTCGGCCGTCGATGGACGCGATATAATCCTGGACGGCGAGTCCCTCTCGACGGCGGCCGATGATCCAGGGACGGCGGCTGTCATCTTCACGACGGCCCTTCCGCATGGGGCGACCGGTTAAGATGGCTCAGAATTACGCGATATCCTTCACCTGGCCGAGTGGAGAGCGACGAAAGATCGTCGAGACTCTCCGCTTCCAGGCGGAAGGCTTGGCCGACATGTCCAAGGGATTGAAGGGCGGCCAATCGGTATGGCAACGGTTCGAGTCGAGACTCCGGACTCGCCATCGGAAGACGTTCGATGCGATGGTCGATCCGGTCACGAATGCGCCCTGGACGCCGCTTCTTCCGAGTTACGCGAAGCGCAAACCGGCGGGGACTCAAAACAAGATCCTCTATCGTGACGGGACTCTTCGAAAGGCGCTCACGACGCCGAAGGGACTCGGACACGTTTCGATCAGGAAGGCGTTCTCGCTCATTTGGGGAGTCTCGCTCGGGATCTATCCGCTCGCTCATCAAGTCCCGATCACTCGGAAGTTCCGGAAAGACGGGAAATCGCTTCAGCGGCGTTTTATCGGGATGAAGCTCCCCGACGATCTCCTGGATCTCCGGAAGATCATCCAAACGGATCTAGTCGCGCGATGGGTCGCGACCGGCGGAAGGGTTCGGTAATCAGATGGCAGTAACGAGCGTTCCGGCGAAATGCCTCGCGAACATGAAGACGCATTTAGAGACGAAGCTCTCCGATTGGTCGATCTCGCGCGTCGATGATTGGCCGTCCTATCAGACGCCTGGTGCCGCCGGAGCGACGATCTCGCTCGAAATCGAGAACTGGACAACGGCTTTCGTCGAGGTCGCGCATCCAGAGCGCGTCTTCGATTGGATCGTCATCATTCGGCTAACGTATTACGATCTGAACTTCTCTCCCCAAGCTCACTATCGCCAGGTTGTCGAGACGCTCGCGCTCATAACCGAGTTCCTCTTATCATCGAACCGACCGAACTCATACGGAAACGTCCTGATCGACGGCGCGAGCTTCGGTCCCGAGCTTGGGTTTCTCCCGAACGCTCCGGAACCTGGGAAGCTCTTTGGTGGTCAGATCCTTATAACTTACTCGGTGACGGACACGGTCACGGCCGCATAAGGGGGGAACGATGATCCGGAAGGAAACGAAACAACTCGACGGGAAGGCGGTCACAGTCTCGACCGTCGTCTCGGCGAAGAAGATCAATAAGACCGGCGGCGCATCGGTAGCGGCGAAGGAGCCGCGGGGGGGGTCGCTTGCGGCTCCGGAACCGGCGCCGTCGGTCCCTAACAGAGAGGACGGTTAACGATGGCGAGCGGACTCGGCTTCGAGCAAGCTCTCTTTTTCAAAGAGTCGGCGACATACGGAAGCGCCGAAGATCTCTCGTCTTCGGCTTTGATCCTTCCGATTAAGTCGGATATCTCCCTGAAGCGGACTCAGGCGGAGATTGTAACCGAGCATATGAGAAGCTCGGCCTCCAAACAGCAAGAGGAACAAGCGAACGGACTGATCGACGTCACCGGCTCTTTCGGCGGAACGATACCGGCGACGCCGAACTTCACTTACATGCTGAAGCACGCTCTCGGCGCGATTATCTCGACGGGATCGTCGCCGACGCTTCACGACTTCAACTGGAACGACAAGCTCTTCCCTGGCCTCTCGTTCGCGCATAATGCCGCCGGAGCGAGTTACGCTTATCACGGTTGCCAGATCCAGAAGCTCGAAATCAATATCCAAGTCGGGCTTCCGGTTACGTATGTCGTCTCGATCGTCGGGAAGACTGAGGTCGTCTCTGCGACGATCACGCCACCGAGCCTGGTCCTTCTGGCGGCGACTCCGTACTATCTCGGCGAAATGATGACGTTCCAGATCGACGACGTAACCGAGTCGATCAATCAGCTCTCCCTCGTCTTCGAGAATCAGCTAATGAGTGGCGAGGCAGAAGCCTATGCGCTCGGCTCGAATGAGCGCGTCGGTCTCGGCAAGTCCGGACACACGGTCACGGGAACGCTCGTCCGGCGACACGACAAAGACGGTTCCGGCTCGGCTCATCAATCGAAGTTTTACGACGAGTTCATCGCGGGAACGCTCGCGAAGTTCGAAGGGAAACTCCTCAATCCGGACGACGCGGATTACTACATCGAAGTCGTCCTCGATAAGACGAAGATCGTCGGCGAACCGAAGCCGGTTGCCGACGGCCGCGGGCATATGACGGAGACGATCACATTCGAGGCTTACGACTTAGACGCGGCGGAGTCCTGGGTCAAGATCTCAGACAACACGGCAACACCGGTAACGGCGACCGGAGCATACGACGCAACCGGAACCTAATTGTCGGAGAATATAACAGTATAACAGAAGGAGTTAAGACGATGGTAGAAGCGACCCCACCACAAGCAAAGGCAACGCCGACGATCGACGGGACGGTCGGAGCCGATAGGCCGACCCCGGAGTTCTTCTCCTGCCTGATCGACGCGAACGCTCCGCTCCTGACGGTCAATATCGGGAACGATCGATTTAAGCTCCGCTCGATTACGGCGCTTGAATATCAATCCGCTTTCGCGCGGTCTCTGAAGGCGAATCCGAAACCGACCGGACCAGGCGGCGCTTTCACGATCTCGGATCGTTACGACACGAACGGTCTCGCGTTCTACACCGTTGCCGCGGCGCTCGGAGCGACGAAGAAGATTGGCAACGAAGGCTGGACCTTCAATCTCCCCATAAGCGAAGCGACCGTCGGACAGCTCGAATTTGGCGTCCTGGTTCACTTGTACCAGGAACATCAGAAGTTTTTTCGAGCCGAGCGCTTCGGAATTCCTGAATCTCAACCGGGCGCTGGAGTGGAGCCGCCTCCAGCTAACGGATAACTGGTGCTCACCTTATGACCGAGAGACAAACGAAGGTTGTCAATACTGGCGGAGTCCGGACCGGCCGCCGAGCCTCGAGACTTGTCACGCTTGCGAGGTCTGTCAATGGTTCTGTCCGGGATGCGCGCAAGAGGCGACCTGCAGAGTCTTTCATATGCCGAAGATTCAGCCGCGGATCGCGGAGCTTATCTCTCGGCTCAACGTCTCTCAACGGTTCGGCGTCCAGGCGTTCGACGGCTCGATCGACGATCTTCCGATTCGGACCTGGAGGCTTCTCCGGAAGGCGAGTCAAATCATGATCGGACAAGACGCGAGACAGAAGAAGGACTTCGACGAAGAACTCCGGCGGAAGGGCGCCGGATGATCGTTTTACGGGCGCCGGAGGCTCGAAGGCGACGATCTGGACCTCCCCAGACGCGACCAGAGCGGCCTCAGGCTCTCTCCTGACACGAACTCAAAGCCGTTAGAGGGCGATCGATGGTACAATTAACGCAAGAGTCGACGATTAAGTATAACGTCAAGTCTCAAGGCGCCGTCGCCGATACTCAAAAGCTCTCTGCATCCCAGACGAAACTCGCGGGAACGGCGAATTCTCTCGGCTCCGGATTCGGATCTTTGGCGACTCAGACGGTCGCCGTCTCCGGCGCTCAGGAGAAGCTCGGCGTGAATGCGGGCTTTCT